AAGGCAAAGCTGCTGGCACCATTCTTGGTGGCGTAGTTCCTAGCTTTGTATCTACTGCTGATACCATCGACGCTGTTCTTGCTGTTTCGGGCTCCGGTCTTGTTGCTGCTTCTGTCCGTATCTGGGCTGTAGTTGTTGACTGTAACCAAAACACTAAAGCTGCTGCTGAAGTAGACCGCGACACACTCGCATAAGACTGCTAAAGGTTGGGCCCCTTAGGGGGCCTCTCCGTCTTCTACACTATCATCTTAATAATCCGAGGCAGACATGGCATATACCTATTTAGATTTAACTAACGAAGTATTAGCTCGGTTTAACGAGGTTACACTTACCTCATCTAACTTCGGTAGTGCTCGTGGGTTTCAGATTCAGTGTAAGAACGCTGTCAATGACTCTATCAACAACCTCAATCAACGTGAATTCAACTGGCCTTTCAACCACAACACACACAGTGAAACACTGGTTGCAGGTACCACCCGTTACAGTATCCCCGTTACAGCTAAGACAGTAGACTACGCAACCTTTCGTATTAAAAAGGATGACGCACTGCTTACAGACGGCGCTAGCCTTCAGACGCTAGACTACAAAGAGTACGTAGACAAGTATATTAATCAAGAAGATGATGCCACAGTCAAAGGCTCTCTTCCTCGTTACATCATCCGTAACCCCAATAACAACCTTCTTCTTTATCCTTACCCAGACAAAGCGTATACACTCAAGTACGAGTACTACGCCTTTCCTGTACAGCTCTCAGACCACAGTGACGTTCCTGGTGTTCCTGAGGCGTACCGCCAAGTTATATTAGACGGTGCGACGTCTTACGGTTATCAGTTTAGAGGTGAAGTTGATCAATATAAAGTCAACTTTGATCGCTTTAACACAGGCATCAACCAGATGCGTACCCTTCTTATTAACCCTTTTTACTATGTCCGTTCAACGGCTCTAACTAGACCTACCTCAACCAATAACCGCATAAACTAAGGGAGGCAGTACCTAATGGCAGACACATCAGGCTTACAGCCTTTCATCTTTCCACTAAAAGGTGGACTAGTTCTTAGCCAGTCTAACTTTAACATTGAACCAGGTATGGCCCTGGAGTTACAGAACTTTGAACCGGACACAACAGGTGGCTACCGTCGTATTAACGGTTACGCTAAATGGGCTTCTGAAGTAGTTCCTTTTACGTCGTCAAGCACCGAGCCTGTCCTTATGTCAGCGTTGTACAATGGTGAGGTTATCGCAGCTAGAGGAACTTCTGTGTTCCGAGCTACGGACTCTACCAACCCACTCTCAGGGACTCTTAACTCTACAGACACCACTATCCCAGTCGATAGTACTAGTGGCTTTTCAGCAACAGGTACGATTATTGTAGATAGTGAACAAGTTACTTACACAAGTATTACATCAACTACCTTTGCAGGTTGTTCTCGTGGTGCTAACTCGACATCGGCTGCTACTCACTTAGATGATGCAGTGGTCTACCAGACTTGGACCTCTATCGACAGTGGTCGGACAGGTGCTCTACGATATACTCACCGTCTTGTTAATATTAGTGGAACTTCTATCCTGGCGTTTGCTGACGGAGCCAATAAGGCTTCTTACTGGGACGGATCAACGGTAGTAGACGTAGACGACACTGGCTTCCCAGTAGACCCACACTACATCGAGATGTTCAAGGGTACTGGTTTCTACGCAGGTATGACCACTAACCCGCAAGAGGTTATTTATACAGCTCCTTTGACTCTTAATGACTTCGACTCAGGTAATGGTGCTGGTAGCTTTGTGATCGACTCACCAGTTACAGGCATGATATCCTTTCGAGATGAACTCTACATCTTCTCAGCCACCCGTATCTATCGCCTTACAGGTAGTACTGAGGCTGACTTCAAGCTTCTTCCAGTTACTCGTGAGATTGGTTGCCGTAATGGTTGGACTATCCAGGAGTTTGCAGGAGATATAGTCTTCCTTGGTCCAGACGGTATCCGTACCATCGCTGGTACTGCTAAGATTGGTGACGTAGACCTAGGTACTATCTCTTCTCCAATACAAGAACTCTTTCAATCTAAAGTTGACGTGTCTAACGTATCATCTGTAGTTGTGCCAAATAAAACACAATACCGACTATTCTTTAATGAAACAAGGACTAACGCTGCTGGTCGTGACACTGGTGTTATCTGTAGTCGTAAGCCTGAGAGTTATGAGTTCTCTACAACAGCTGAGATCAGGGTAGCCTGTTCAGACTCTGACGTTTACCAAGGTGAGCTCTTTGTAATACATGGTAGCTTTGATGGTTATGTACACCGTCAAGAGCAAGGTAACACATTCGATGGTGAAACCATTGTTGGTAGATACCGGAGTCCTGACATAACAGCAGGGGACGCTGGCCTACGTAAAGCATTCCAACGTGTAATTATTAACTACGCACCAGAGGGTGTCCTTAACTCTGAGTTGCTTCTTAGGTACGACTACGAAAACCCTTCAGCACCTAGGCCTAATCCTTATCCATTTGACTCTTCAGCTGTTGTAGCCCTGTACGGTAGTAGTTTATATAACACAGCCACGTATGGTGGTCAAACAGACCCACTTGTAAGGCAACCCGTTGAGGGCTCAGGATTCTCAGTAGCTCTTCGTGTAATCGACACGGGTGTTTCTGTTCCTTACAGCCTTAAGGGCTTCCAACTTGAATTCACAGCCGCTGCAAGGCGCTAACTAGGAGACCTAATATGGCTGGTTACATTCGCCAAAGCACTTACACAGACGGTGACGTCATCCAAGCTTCGGACTCTAACGCTGAGTTCGACCAGATGCTTGCTGCCCTAAACAACTCAACTGGTCACAAGCACGACGGTACAACAGCTGAGGGTCCAGTGATTGCCTTGATAGGTGATGGAGGGGTTACAGTACCTCTTAACAAGATAGCAGTTGACTCAACTAATGATCGTCTTAGCTTCTACGTGGATGTAGCTGCCGCTGGTGTAGAGCAACTCCGTATCGAAGATGGTGTAGTTTACCCTGCAACCAACAATGACATTAACCTTGGCACCGCTGTCCTTATGTTTAAGGATGGTTACTTTGCTGGATTACTTGAGTCAGTAAACCTGCAGGTTACTAATATCAAGGCTAATGATGGAACAGCTTCAGGCTCTATTGCTGACTCCACTGGTATCTTCACTATTGCCTCTGCTGTCTTAACTACAGTTGACATCAATGGTGGTACAGTCGATGCTACTATTATTGGTGGCACTACTGCAGCAGCTGGTACCTTCACAACACTTAACTCCACTACCTTAGATACTACTAACATTGAAGTTACTAATATTAAAGCTAAAGACGGTACAACAGCTGGTTCTATTGCTGATTCCACAGGAGTAGTTACTCTAGCCTCCTCAGTACTTACTACTACTGACATTAATGGCGGTACCCTTGACGGTGTAACTATCGGCGGTGTAACAGCTGGTGTAGGTACCTTTACTAGCCTTAACGCTACTACCTTAGATATGACTAACATTGAGGTCACTAACGTCAAAGCTAAGGACGGCACAGCTTCAGCGACTATTGCTGATACAACAGGTATCATGACTATTGCTTCGTCTGTCCTTACAACAGCAGATATCAACGGTGGTACAGCAGACTCAATCACTATTGGTGATGCTGTCGCTGCAGCAGGTACCTTCACAACACTTACAGCAACAGGCAGTATCGTTGTTACAGGAACTGTAGACGGACGTGACGTAGCAGCTGATGGTACTAAGTTAGATACACTTGAAACAGGTGCTACTGCTGATCAAACAGCTTCTCAAATCAAAGCTGCATATGAGGGTGAAGCCAACGCTTTCACGGATGCTCAGTTTACTAAGTTAAGTAACATCGAGACAGGTGCTACTGCAGACCAAACTGGTGCTCAAATCAAAGCTGCATACGAAGGTGAGACTAGCGCCTTTACAGATGCTTTATTTACTAAGTTAAGTAATATTGAAACCAGTGCTACTTCTGACCAAAGCGGATCACAAATAAAGACTTCGTACGAAAGTCAGGCCAACACCAATGCCTTTACTGATTCAGATTTAAGTAAACTTTCAGGTGTAGAAGCGTCAGCTGATGTGACTGACACAGCTAACGTAACTTCTGCTGGTGCTTTGATGGACAGTGAAGTGTCTGGCAACTTAAAGACATTAACTTTACCAGCAAACACAACAATCTCCTCTTTCGGAAAAACACTAGTAGACGATGCGAATGCTGCGGCCGCGTTGGTCACTCTAGGTGTTTCATCAACCGCAGCCGAACTTAATCAGCTTGATGGTAATGTACTCACTAGCAACACAAGCGTCACAACTTCAGGAGATACAACGCTAACCGTTAAATCCACAGGCACAGGTGATGCTGATGCCACGCTGGTTCTTGACGCTGCGGACACAGGCGAACCAGAAGTATCATTTAAAATAGACGGGGTGGCTAAAGCAAGCGTAGGCTGGTTTGACGCTGGCCCAGACTTAAATATTACTACTTTTGTGAGCGGCAACATTGACTTTCAACCCAACAGCCAACTTGCAATGCGTGTTGCCGCTGACGGGGACGTAAAAATCTACGGTGGAAATACTACAACAGACACCCGCACGTTTTCTGTTGAGAGCGAGGGTTATTCCGTTGTTCGGGTCCGAGGTGATCTATCAAATACTTCGGGGGAACCTGGAGGCGCTGGTTTAGCATTCGGCGTTGATGGTAGTGTTGGAAATGCGCTGGTTTCTTATGTAAACACTGATGGTGAAGACGGTATCGGGGGTTCTTATGATGGGATGCAAGATAACTCTATGCTAGTCGGTACAATTAGCAATTCTGCTTTATTTTTTGGCGTAGATAGTAAAGTTTATACTAAGCTAGACTCTACTGCTTTTTCTGTGGGCGGGCTTCTTGACGACACATTTCCAGCTAACAACACATCAGGGAATGGCATATCTTTAAGATATTCTGGACGGGTTGTTGCGGTTAGTGACAATAATACTTCTTTAAGTATAGGAAGACACAGTGGAGTAGGTGATGTTGCTGAATGGTATTACAGCGGTTCGGTTGTAGGTACTGTCTCTGTCACATCGTCTGCAACCGCTTACAATACGTCCTCGGACTATCGCCTCAAAGAGAACATCACACCAATCCAAGGCGCATCTGACATTGTGAAAGCAATGAACCCTTGCACTTACACAGCTATTGTTGACGGCATTTGGTACGATGGTTTCCTTGCGCATGAACTGCAAGACGTACTGCCTCGTGCTGTCACGGGTACTAAAGATGGTATGCAGGACGAAGAATATGAAGCTGAAGCCGCTGTTTATGAGGATGTATTAGTTCCTGCGGTTGAAGCTGCTGACGCTGTTTATGATGAAAACAATGAATTAATCAGCGAAGAAGTATTCACCAGAGAGCAAACTACAAAAAGTGTTTTAGTTTCTGAAGCTGTTATGGGAACACGTTCTGTTCCTGACATGCAGTCGGTTGATTACGCAAAACTTACGCCAATCTTAGTTGCGTCGTTACAAGACGCGCTAGCACGGATTGATGCACTTGAAGCCGCCATAGACCGTATGAAATAAGGTATAATGCAATGAGCAGCAACTACTCAGAAACCCGTGTAATCGGCTTCAAACGCCTATGTGTACTCTTATCCCTATCTCTTGTAGTCCTTCCAGTGTTCATCCTGTACAGTAGTGTGTATTGGCTCAAGCGAAACAATTGGCACAAAGGTTGGCGTTGGTACGTCATTGCATTACCAGTTGCAGCCTTTGTAGTAATTAACACTTTACACAACTGGACAGTCTGCACAATCCTATTCTGTGAGTTTCCTAGAGAGTTTCAAACGACTACACGGCTGAGACGTATGAAGAACAACCCTGACCCGTCTAAGCGTGAATTAGCTGATCTTATGGGTGGTTTTCTAAATAGCCAAGACCCTAATCATTATTAAGTAGTAGAAGTTACTTTACACTTGACAAGACCTCAAAGAATGTGTATAATAAACTTATAGTTCCCCTCCGGTATATACACAGGTACCTATATGGTAATAGATAAGTATAAAGCAGTAGTAGATGGTATAGAGTTGTTTATACTAGGGAATACCCACTCAACGTATACACCATCGGAACTTAACATCTACCTACTACTGCCAATACAGTACAATAGGATAAGACTGTACTACCAAGACGACAAGCCTATTGGTTTAATAACTTGGTGTTGGTTATCACCTACTCAGTCTAATCTATTCCTAGAAGACGAGTATGAACCAGTACCCGAAGATTACCAAAGAGAAAACCCAGGTCAAGACTACTTACTCTGGGGTATAGAATTTATAGCACCTTACGGACACGCTCATAAACTAATGAGAACCATAAGGAACGAACATAAAGAGCTCTATGGAACCACCTCGATGGTCCACTTCCGAAGGTTCTACGACCGGAACAAGCTACACAAAAGGACTTTCTGAATATGTATAACCCATTTATGCCTAGTACATCACCTTTATCTGGGGTCGTCTTTGAAGGTGGTGGTGGCCGTGGTAAAAGCAAACCAGTTGATCCCGCTGTTGCAAAAGCTAAAGCTGCTGCTGCTGCAAAGGCTGCTGCCAAAGCTAAAGCTGAATCGGAGGCCAAGGCAAAGGCTGAGGCTGTAGCAGCTGCCGCCAAAGCTAAAGCTGAAGCCGAAGCTGCCGCTATTGCAAAGGCTAAAGCTGACGCTGCTGCCAAGGTTAAAGCCCTTGCTGATTCTCAGAAGGCTGCTACACAAGCTGGTTCTAACGCCCTTATGGAACAGTCAGTGAATGACCCAGGTTCTCTTGTTCAGTCTGCTACTGTTGCTAACATTGACCCTACTCCAGCTGGGACTACTCTGGCTGACAACACAGGGCAAGTATCTGGTGCTCTTCCAACTATTGCTGGAGCTACACCGACACCTGCTTCTACCGTAGACCCGACTAACGTCTCCTCTGACATTGCTGGACTTACAGATAGTATTCAAGCTGTTCAAGGTTCTGTATCAGAGGATGCTACAGTCCAAGCTGCCACATTGGACCCTACACAGTTAGCCCAGACTAACCTGAAAGCTGATCAACTTGGTGCTGCTCAAACAGTAGCTGCCCCTGTCGACCGTACAGTAGATGCTGGTGAGCTAGTACAAGGTTCTTCTGTTGACATGGCTCAGGTAGATGCTGCACTTGACATTAAAGCACAACAAGCTGATCCAACAACACAAGCTACAGTACAAGGTCAACTTAGTGAGTTGATGTCTGACTTCGACGGTAAGGCACCTCCTGCGTGGGCTGCTGGTGCTTTGCGTAACGCGACTGCCCAGCTGGCAGCAAGGGGTCTTGGTGCCTCTAGTATGGCCGGTCAGGCACTAGTACAAGCTGCCATGGAGTCAGCACTGCCAATCGCTATGGCTGACGCTTCTACCTTTGCTCAGTTCGAGTCTCAGAACCTGTCTAACCGTCAACAGACCGCTATGTTTGCAGCACAGCAACGTGCTTCTTTTATGGAGATGGACTTCAACCAAGAGTTCCAGACTCGCGTAGCTAATGCCGCCAAGATATCTGATGTCGCTAACATGAACTTTACAGCTGGTGTACAGATCGCACTAGAGAATGCCAGCATGGCACAGACTGTTGACTTGACTAACCTCAGTGCTAGAAACGCTAAGATGATGTCAGATGCAGCTGCTCTTACAGCGGTAGACATGACTAACCTTAACAACCGTCAGCAAGCTCGTGTAATGAATGCTCAGTCCTTCTTGGCGATTGATATGAAGAACATGGACTTGCAGCAACAGTCAGATCAGTTTACAGCTCAGGCTACTATCGACGCTATGTTCAGTGACCAGTCAGCGGCTAATGCTTCTGCTCAGTTCAACGCATCCAGTGAGAATCAGACTAATCAGTTCTTTGCTAACATGCAGTTGCAGGTAGACCAGTATAACTCTGGTGTAGTTATTGATCGTGATAAGTTTAATGCTCAGAATGCTTTAGTTGTTCGTCAGGCTAATGCCCAGTGGAGACAGAACGCTACAACTATCAATACCTCTGCTCAGAACGCAGCTAATGCACAGACTGCAGCTACCACCAACGCCTTGTCAGCCTCTATGATTGAGACTGTATGGCAGCGTGAGCGTGATATTATGGACTTTAGTTTTAGGTCTGACGAGTCAGCTACCGACAGAGCTCTTAGTGTATTCCTTGCAGGTAAACAAGATGACCTGCAAAAGCGAGCAGATAAGAATGCCGCCGATGCTGCAGCTGATGAATCTAAAGGCTACTTGTTTAACAAAATACTATTCGGTTAAGAAGGATACTAAGACATGGACAAAGGTGAATTTGCATACCGTAAGAACCTAGAGAACGCTAGAGCTGCTTTAGCTCGTCGTCAGGAACTAGATTCAGCAACAGATCAGTTTAAGAGTAATACAGCTGCTGAGACATTGGCAGCTACTAAGCAAGGCCTTATGCGACCCAAGGCACGTCCTGAGGAGCCTGTCTCTGGTGGTATGGCCGAGGGAATGGGTATGGCTCTCATGGAGTCCTTTGCTAAGCGTGCTGAGCGTGCTGACGCTGAGCGTAGTACAACAGGCGCTATGACTGAAGAGACCTACGCACCTACTATCTCACCAAGACCTAAACTTAGAGAAGGTGATGACATCTATCAAGGACTTATTAAACGTGGCTTACCTGCCCATATTGCTGAAGGGTTTGTCATGAACATGAGAGACGAGTCAGGACTAAACCCTGCT